ATTTTAAACTTTTGATTAAATCTAATTTATCTACTTTATTTTGTATTGTATTTGTAAGTGATATTATTGATAAATCAATTTTTGATGAATTGGTTCCTGTAATTTGTAATGCATCACCAACAGAAGATGAACGCATTTCTAATAAAATTAGAAATTTTTCTAAATTAGACAAATTAGGAAAAATAGATTTATCAATAATTAGATTTAATATTAAATTTTCGAAATAATCATTTAAACCTTCTTCATCATTATTTGTTATAAATTTTAATATATCAAAATAATGACTGTTGTTTAAATTTCTAAATCGTATAGTTTGCTTTATAATAGGCAAATAGATTTTTGAAGTAAATTCAAGGTTATACATCGTGCGCGAACAACTCATAAGTATATTGCTCAAACATCCAATTTACACTATTTGTAGGAGCATCTGTTGGTTCTGCATCATATTTAAGAGTTTTTTCAGATACATCAATTGGTACACATCCAGAAAACTTATGTACTTTTCTGGTTGGTCTATGAACATCAGAAACCCTATCTCTTGTATATTCTACAACATAGATCGAGGATTTAATCGAATTACTAGTACCTAAATTAATCAATCCTTTATAAGAAGCTGCTATTATCCACGGACGAATTAATCCATCCATAAAATCTATATTAGTCTCCAAGAAATCAATATTTAAATGCTTTGATTGTAAATCCAACCTATCACCTCCTACAATACCTTTAAGATAGCCTCCTGTGCCTTCTGTACCTGCGGATGCAGGAGAGAATGATTCTTTAGGTAATTTAACTGATTGAGCAAAATAAAGTCCCAATCCATCCATTCTAGATTGGGACTTTTCATCTAATAATTTAGATTGTATAAATGTAGGGATGTAAAAATTATTTACATCAATTTGTGTGTAATCTTTTATTATACTAAATAACCCATCTCCTGCATCTGGTTTAATTACCACTGACCATTGTGTAGTTAATGGTATATTATAATCCCATTGTCCCAAAAGGGACATGAAATAGTATATAGGACTTGCGTTATCTACTTGTGCCACATTATCTATTTAGTGGTAGAACAGCAGTAGAGTCAAGTGCTTGTCTATCAAAAAAGTGATATGCAATACCAACTGTGAAAGACATAACTGCACCATTACCTTCTGCCATACTATAACTAACTTCTCCTACTTCACGAATATTACATCCAATTAAACGATATTTAAAAATAGCATCTAAATTTTTATTTAATTGAAGAAGAGTAATAACAGAATTAGCATTAGCAATAGAACCACCATTTTGTCCACTACCAGCAATACCGAAAATATTACCAAATGTTCTAGTAGATTCATTCATGAATATTTCACGAATATCACTATTTTCTGGACAATAAAAATCTAATGAATAATTCTCAGAACCAGGAAATGTAGAAGAGCCGGGAATATTAAAAGTTTGACCAGCATATTTTACAACTTGATTTTCGATGCTACGAGCAGGTAATTTAGCAGTTTTTGCATAAAGTAATCCCGTTGGTGTAATTAATGCACCATTATCAAAATTTATTGAATCAACACGGAATAAGAAATCTCTAGAGAAATCTCTAATTACTGCATTATTAAAGAAACTGTTAATTGTTTGTTGTGGTACGTCCATATTAATTATTTAGTTAACCACCAACAATTTCGTTAAAATTAGCACCAGTTGAAGTGGCATAGAAGTTCACCAAAATAAACTCTGCTGCGCGTACTGGTTTAATGTAAATATCAACAACTAGTTCATTTTGATCAATTACCGAAGGTGGATTATTTCTTTTATCACAAACTATTTGATAATCATACAATCCTTGTGTATTTTTAGCTCTATCAAAAATAGGAGTTAATACTGATATTACACGATTTCTAGTAAACAATGTATTTGGTTCAAAAACGAAATACTTAGTTGTTTTCTTAGTTGCTTTTTCTAGATACAAGAACAATCTACGAACATTAATACGATCAAATGCGCTTGGTTGTCTTAACAATGTTTTCTGACCAAATATGTTAAATCCATCATTTGGGAAGAATGCAACTGGATTGATCGAATGTTTATACATCTGATCTCTTTCTTTTTGTTTTGGTGTGATAGCTAATTGCAATGCATTAGTTATACGACCACGGGTGAATCCAGCAGGAGCATACCAAGGTTCGAAGTTTCTATCAACATTTGCCATGTCAGCAGCAGCAAATGGTGAGAAAGGAACCCAAATATTCATTCCAGCAAATACATCATTAATTTTTACCCAGTTACCGTAAGTAGTTGCATAACTAGTATTAGCAGAATCATATAGATTCTTTAATGGATTAGAAATTAATTGAGAAAACGCTTTATTATGATCTGAAGTAGTCAAATAATTTGCTCCTGTTACGAAAATTTGACGTAAAGGATCAGATATAAACATACAGTCTTTACGAAGATTTTCGCAGAAATTAGCAAAAATTTGAAAAATTGCATTATGATTTATTTTAACATCTGCATAATCTAATGTATTACCAGCATTATCTTTTGGTCCAGCATATTCATTACTTTGTAAAGACAATAGCCCAGCTTGTAATCCATCTGTTACTTGTGTGTCATCAAAATAATTAACTTGATTTGCACATGCAGTTGCATAAATTGTACCTAAACCTGCTTCAACTACCAAATCAAGTTCAAATATTTCATCATTTTCAATTTTACGAAGAGTACGATCTAATTTAAATGTTACAGAACCTAAAGCTTTGCCAGAATTAGTAAAGTTTGAATAACTACCAGCAGGAAATAATGCATCAGCATATGATAATTTATTATTAAGTTCATCTAAATCACTTAAATGAAAACCTACTTTTGAGTAATTACCATCACCATTATCTTTAAGCAAATTAACTAAATGTTGTGAATATACACGAACTTTTTTAGTTGGTATACCACTTCCATCTAACCATGAACCACTATTTTTACCACTAATAAATGGATTTGTTAATGCAATAACATTATTAGATTTATTAACTGTATTTTCTAAGAAAAATGTAGAAGGAACTCCACCATTTTGATTGTTTATTTGTCTATAATAATCTAGTGATCCAGATCTTGCTTCTTCAAAAGAGTAACTCAATTTAATTGGATCAGGATTATAAGGACTTGTACGAAGTTTAAATAGTCCAAACGATAACGTATCATCAAATTTTCTGGTTGCGATGTCAGGGAAAGAATATGATACCTTTTCTAATGATTCTGAAATACTATTAGAATTTCTATTAGATCCAGCATCATTAGTAGCAGAAAGTGGGAATGCTAATTTAGCAACTGGAACTTCCATCATGGTTGTAGTATCCAATCCATTAAAAGAACTTGCTCCATTAGTATAAATTTTACGAATAGAATTATGGTTTGTATTTGCTTCTAAATTAGTATTATCTGCTAATCCAATATAATGTCCTTCCCAACGATTATTAATTGTTGATTGGATTTTATTTAAAATAATTAATCCTGCTTTACCAAAAGATGCAGGTGATAAAATATCATCAGTACTAGCAGCAGAAGCTGACCAATTAGAATCTGTATCAGTAAATGCTGAACCATCAATAACACCTTTATATTGATCTAAAGTAAGGTCAAAGAATTTAGGAGCACCTAATACATAGGTTGAACTAAGTCGATTTAAATTGGTTGTAACTACCGTTGAAAGACTAGGAACAAAATATGTATCTGCTATTTTTTGTGCAATTAAAGCTCTAGCACTTAAATCGGGATTTTGGGAATTAATATAATTATTACGATAATTAGTAAATCCTGCTACTAATGCATTTTTCTGTGATAAAGTAAAAGCTTCGTATGTTTGTAAACCGACTGAAGTTAGTGCATTTATATATGATTGTAATGATGGTGTATTAACACATTGTACATATAAGTTTCCATTATATGATTGATCCGTAAAATAACTAGAATCAATAAATTGACTATTTCTATATACAGTATTAGCAGTATTTGGATCTGGTACTACGGCAACTACAGGATATACTAGTGCTCCATAAGTAGAACCATAACCTTCTCCAGTACCATCACCATAAGGTAAACGACTTACGTATAAATTTCCTGTTGATCCATTTAAAATTTGACGAGCACCATAATAAAAATATCTTTCTGCTGCATTTGTAGGTGTTCCGTATACCTGTTCAAATTCTTGAACAGAAGTAATTGCAATAATTTCATCGTTTGGTCCTTTAGGAGCAAAACCAGTCATGAAAATATTCGTACCTGCTGGTAAAATAGGTGATAATGTTAAATCTTTTTCAAAGATTTCAACGCCGGGAGATTCAATGCTTCTTGCCATAATGATATTTAGTGTTTTTTATGGCAAATTTTATTATAATGGTAATAAAATTGTTTCTATTCTTCTAAAAACAAATTCAAAAGTAGTTTCTATTTCTCCTGCATCTCTATGTGAATAAGAAATTTCCCCCAATGAAGTAGGAAAAGCAGATTTATATACCCATTGTATTACATCATTATGATATTCATCTTTTCCTGTTATAACAAAATCCGTAGAATATTGGCCTAATCCATGATCTCTTTCTGTTAATTCTCCTTGATAAATTCCACTCTTTTCGTTTCTTAAAAAATCTAGCCATTTATGTATAACCCAATAATTATTAAATTGATTATCAATTGTAAAATTTATTGATAATGGTTCGTATGATGGTTTGTTATGAGATGATACATACACAGTGCTTCCCGCATATCTAACTTCTTCTGAAGGTATGGTATTTTTGGGAACAACTGTGCCATACACCGCAAATTGAAGTGTATTTAAATCTATATTATTATTAGATCTCTGAAACTTTTTATTAAATGGTTTTAATGCATCAGGAAGAGTAAGCGTAAGTGTAAACTTATCTTTCCTAGATTTGTTTAAAAATGATTGATCATAATGATTGCTCATATTATAAATCTATACCAAATTGTGATTTTATATAACCTTTCATTTTTTCTGGGTATTGCAAATTTGCTTTTCTTTTAAAAATTCCATTAATTTCAGATCCATCTTTAGAAAATCTAATTGTAACTATAGGATTATCATATATATCATAAATTCTAACTAATTGATAACCAGTAGGCATACCATCAACTTGTCCTTTTTCTTTTACTATAGTATAGCTATATGTACCAGATTCTGAAGGTTTGGCGTTACCAGCAGTAATTTCAGTATTATGAAACTTAGCCATAAGACCATATTTGTATTCATTAATATTATGTTTTGCTTTTATAGTATGCTCGGAATTAGCTTTTGATGGAGTAGATTTTGATGGAGTAGATTTTGAAGGAGATGACGGAGAAAATGAACCAACACTTTGTTGTTGTGTCATTTTTGTTCTTGTTAAATCATAATTATGATGTTTATCTTTAAGTCCATGTTGTAATCCCAATAAACCAGCAGCACCTATAGCAGCACCTGTTGCGTATTTTTTTGCGGAATCTTTCCATGATTCATCTAATAATAACAATTGTTCTTGTACTAGTGTATCAAATTGAGTCATACATTTATTTAGTTTAATATGGTCGCCAACCTTGATTAAACAAATCATCCATATCTGGATTTTCTACTTG